TTACATCAACACACCCTGACTACGCAGGTAGTCGTCATAGGTGCCGCTGAAGTCGATCACGCCATCGGCGCTCAACTCGATGATACGGGTGGCCAGGGACGATACGAACTCACGGTCGTGGCTGACGAAAATCAGCGTGCCCGGGTAGTTCTCCAGCGCCAGGTTCAGCGCCTCGATGGATTCCATGTCCAAGTGGTTGGTCGGTTCGTCCATTACCAGCACGTTCGGCTTTTGCAGGATCAGCTTGCCGAACAGCATGCGACCTTGCTCACCACCGGAGATGACCTTGACCGACTTGAGGATCTCGTCGTTGGAGAACAGCATACGCCCGAGGGTGCCGCGAACCAGTTGCTCGCCGCCCTGGGTCCATTGGCCCATCCAGTCGAACAGGTTGCAGTCGTCTTCGAAGTCGTGCGCGTGGTCCTGGGCGTAGTAGCCCAGCTCGGCGGCGTCGGTCCATTTCACGGTGCCGGCGTCCGGGGTCAGTTCGTTGACCAGGGTGCGCAGCAGGGTGGTTTTACCGATACCGTTCGGGCCGATGATCGCCACTCGCTCGCCGGCTTCAACGGTGAAGCTGAAGTCCTTGAACAGGGTCTTGCCGTCGAAGCCTTTGGCCATGCGCTCGACGATGACCGCCTGACGGTGCAGCTTTTTGGTCTGCTCGAAACGAATGAACGGGCTGACACGGCTCGAAGGTTTGACTTCGGCCAGCTGGATCTTGTCGATCTGCTTGGCGCGGGAAGTTGCCTGCTTGGCTTTCGAGGCGTTGGCCGAGAAGCGACTGACGAACGATTGCAGTTCCGAGATCTGCGCTTTCTTCTTGGCGTTGTCCGACAGCAGTTGCTCGCGGGACTGGGTCGCCACGGTCATGTACTCGTCGTAGTTGCCTGGGAACAGGCGCAGCTCGCCGTAATCCAGGTCAGCCATGTGCGTGCACACGCTGTTCAGGAAGTGACGGTCGTGGGAGATGATGATCATCAGGCTGGAGCGCTGGGTCAGTACGTTTTCCAGCCAGCGGATGGTGTTGATGTCCAGGTGGTTGGTCGGTTCGTCGAGCAACAGCACTTCAGGATCGGAGAACAGCGCCTGCGCCAGCAACACGCGCAGTTTCCAGCCCGGCGACACTTCGCTCATCGGGCCGAAGTGCTGCTCGATGCCGATACCCAGGCCCAGCAACAGCTCGCCGGCACGGGACTCGGCGGTGTAGCCATCCATTTCGGCGAATTCGGTTTCCAGCTCGGCCACGGCCATGCCGTCTTCTTCGGTCATTTCCGGCAGCGAGTAGATGCGATCGCGCTCGGCCTTGACCTTCCACAGCTCTTCGTGACCCATGATCACGGTATCGATCACGGTGAATTCTTCGTAGGCGAACTGGTCTTGACGCAATTTACCCAGACGCACGTTCGGCTCAAGCATGACCTGGCCACCGGACGGCTCGAGATCGCCACCGAGGATTTTCATGAAAGTCGACTTGCCGCAACCGTTGGCGCCGATCAGGCCGTAGCGGTTGCCCGCGCCGAATTTGACCGAAACGTTTTCGAATAGCGGCTTGGCGCCGAACTGCATCGTGATGTTAGCTGTGGAAATCAATTACCTTACCTATCAATGGGTTAGAGCTGGTCGTTTTTGCCTGATACCGATTTGATACCAATCTGGAGCTTTTCCAGCTCCGCCCAGTCTGAGCTTGAGTTGAGCCAACGCGCATACGTCGTCAGCAACATTTGGACGCTGTGGCCAAGTTGCTGAGCGATGAAGGCGGGGTTCATGTTGGACATTAAGCATATTGTCGCATAAGTATGACGGCAGTTGTACGGTGGCCGATAAGACATCGCCAGTGCCTTCAGGGCTGGTCCCCACTGCTTATGCAGGTCGGACGTCTGTTTGATGTACTCGCTGTTCTTCGATGGCGGGAACACATAGGGCGTTTCCTTGATCCTGCCGACGCCTTTTTTACGACGTTCCGCGTACTGGCGGGCGTACTCCAGCGCGTGCAGCGCCCGCTCATTGAGCAGCACATAGCGATCTTTGCCGGTCTTAGTGCGTTCTTCGACTACGGCCAGTGCCACAGTGCGGCGGACATGAACTTGGCGCTTCACCAGGTCCACAGCATCCCAGCGCAGTGCCGCGACCTCTGACAGCCGGAGCCCGGTGAAGAACGCAAACTCAAAGAACGCGGCGTAGATCCCGCTGGGCCAGTGAGTGGTCTGGTACATGTGGGCTATGATCCTGTTCGCCTCGTCCAGAGAGAAAGGGTTAATTTCCTTACGCGCCCGTTTGGGGCGGTCAATCATTTTGGCCGGGTTCTTCTTGATCAGCTCTTCAGTGACGGCCGACTCCAGGATGGTCGAGAGTTTGACCAAGGCGTTACGGCGAACACCTGGCGACGTCCACTCCGTCGCCGCAATGACGCGGCGCAGGAGCGTGGTGGTGATCTGGTCGAGGCGGATCAGGGCCAGCGGCGGAATCCAATACAGGTTCAGCGCACCCTTGTAATTGTTGCGCGTGCCGGAGGTGATGACTCGACCATCAAGCCATAACTGGGCGTACTCGTGAAACGTTGGAATGCCGTCCAGTAAAACAGTCGAGCCCGGGAACAGTTCAGCGTACTTGGTATCATCCAAGAGCTCGAGCTTGATCAGGCTGGTTACTTGATCGCGTAGTTGGGATGCAGCTTTAATGCCTTTCGGCGTCGTGGGGTAGGGGAGCGTTTCGCATCGTCGGACCCCGTTCCAAGTAAAACGAATCCGGAGGGATTTGCGGAAGATTTCCACTCCTCTGGGCATATCCACTGTGCTTCTTGCCATTCTTCATACCTTCTTCTGCTGTACATAATGCGATGCCCTTGTCTGTTCCAGACCCCCTCGGGAATCTGTTTCCGTGCGCGCCTCGTTGCGAGAGCTCTAAACGAGATCCCCAAAATGTGGGCCATGACTTCTTCCGAGACCTTGTCAACGTCGGGATGAGGCATGAGCGCATCGGTTTGTATTGGGGGCATCATGTGGAGTGCTCCTGTGGTTGTCGTTGGCTGGTGGTGACAGCCATCAACGGTGTGGCTGCTACCTGGTGCTGGCCGTCCTGCAGTCGCTGCATGATTTCATCCGCCTTGTAGGCGCGGATGTCGATCAGCGAGGCGACGTGTCGGATGTGCGCGTACTTGAGTGCTTTGCGGCTGGTGTCCAGCGTGGTGATAGGAAGCTGGATGCGGCCGCTGTTGATCTCCGTCACGAATGACTGCTCGTTGAGGTTGCGAAAGTACTGTTCGCGTACCTTTTCCAGCGGGATCAGGACGTCACCGAAGATACGGTAGAGCAGTTCGACGGTGGCCGATTCGGGCGCCGGGTGCAGGCGAAGCGGGTTCTGTGCTGCGTTACTCATGGCCTTATTGAGCCTCCTTGCGATGTTTTCGTGCCGGGTGGTTCCAGGCGTTCAGGCAGTGGCGTCGGGTCAGCTCGCGCAGATGTTCGGGCACTTCGAGGAGCGCGGCGTTGCGCTCCTCGCGTGTGCGCATGGCGATGATCTGGCGGGCGTATTCCCTAGGCCACGTCACGGCGGTCTGCCGGGATGGCAGGAAGATCGATGCCCAACTCGTCGGCCAGCCAGCGGATGCCGGCTTGCTTGACCCGGGTCGACTGGCTGTACTGCAGGCCGTACTTCTCGTCATACCAAGGACTGTCCTTGACCCGCAGATACTCTTTGTCGCGTTGGGGTTCGGCAGGCAAATTCCCCTTGAGTAAGCCTTTTGCTCGCATGAGGTCGATCAGTTTGGGGCGGGTCAGGCCGAGTTGTGCTGCTGCTTGCGCGAGGGTACGTTCCATGGCGTCCTCCTCATGCCGAGTGCGCGGCAGGGGTTGCCGTTGCAGCGAGGTGGTTGATGGACTCGGTGACCTTGCCGTAGATCTCGACATCGGTTCCACACGCGGTGAAGCACCGTGTGCGTGGACTCTTTTTGCCGATGCTGAGGATGGCGGTGATGCAGGCGATTGTGTGCGGGCGATGCACAACGACATGCAAAGGAACATCGAAGCCCATGTCGAGGCTCAGCACGCCGCCGGTGCGCACCAGATCGAGCACGCGTTGTTTGTCCTGGACATCAAAGCGACCGTATTGGCGATCTGCGTGCGGCCGATGCACCACGTCACCGGTGTTGCTCGGGTCGAGTGGCCCGTTAGCAATCTCTTCGATGAAGTCGGCCAGCTTGAGGTGCATTTTCTTGTCGTTCTGCAGGGTCAGTGTGTGGCGTTCACTGCCCAGCTCGACGATAAAAGTGCTCTCCACCGTGCCGCGTTCAGACTTGAGGCGGAATGCCAGGCACTCCCGCTTAGGCGCTGTTCGAAGGACGTGATTGAAGGTCTCGGTCAAGTTGACCTGGGCGTTGAGCAACTGCAGGGTGCGGTTGTCGATCTTGTACTTGATCATGCCGCATGCCCTCCGCCGTTCGGATCGAGAGGAGAGGGCTGGCAAGTTTTGGCAACTAGCCTGGGCTTGCTGTTATGGATTACGACCAGGCAGCCTGTAGCGAGCTGCAGCTGTTCGATCAGTTTGCGATTGCTGACGCATGCCGGATGGACATGCAGGGTTGCGGTGGTGCGCATAGGTATTGCCTCGCTCTGTGGTAAAGAGTGAGGCAAATATCAACCATAGGTTAAATTAAATCAACAACTGATGGGTGAGAAAGTAGCGTGTCGCATTCACTCTGGAGTGAATGCCCCCACAATTTTTCCGCAAATTTGCATTTCGTCTGTCATTTCAATGATGGGGTATTGGGGATTGATAGGCTTCAAGTAATGCTTTCCAGCATCCTTCACAAACACCTTGAACGTAGCTTCATTGCTACTCGGTAGCGACGCAATCACTCGATCACCATTGTTCACAGCGAGATCCGGATCGACAAAAATTATGCAGCCCTCGGGGTAGCTACGGCCCGGGCCAGTATTTGTCATTGAGTCTCCTACCACGCGAAGCGCATATCCGGATCTGCTGATATTTACGGGGCAGGGCACCCACTGTTCTGCATGGAGAAGCTCGACGGTAGGAGCTATTTCGCACCATGCGCCGGCTTGAACCCATGAAATCAGCGGTACTTTGTTCATGCTTGAGGTTACGGCAATAACGTTCTCGTCATGCACTGCTTGTTGATTGCCTGCTTCATGGGGAAAGACTGGCATGACTCCATGCTCCAGCCATTCTCTCCGCACACCTAGCCAGGCGGATAAGGCGGTCAAACTATCAATTTCAGGAATAGCCGCACCATTGAGCCATTTACTAACGGCTTGGGGGGTCTTAACGACTCCCTTGGAGGTGAGCTGTTTAATGATGTCAGCCCCTCGGCCACGCTGGCGAATGCCATTAGCGTCGAGTGCGGCATGAAGCCGCTCGGCGAACATGTATCTTTCGGATTCTTTATCAATCATAGGTTGATAGTCACATAATGATTGCTAATCTGTCAGTTGAACATTATTATCAACCGACAGTTGAAAGGAGGCAGTCATGCTAGACCCACAAAGTTTCCCTAATGCTATTGCCTTCGCTTTTGAGGCGGTTGGCGGTATCGGTGCTGCAGCACGTGTGTGTGGACGGAGTTACCAAGCTCTCAATAAGTGGAGGCTAGCAGCATCGTTACCGCGCACCGATTACACAGGTGAAACTGAGTACGCGAAGTTGCTTGCTGCAGCTGCGCAGGAAAAAGGCAATCCATTCGACGCCTGCTGGTTACTTGGAAAATCCGCTCCCCAGAAGGCTGCATAGAAAAAAGGCGACCCAAGGGCCGCCCAGTTTCTCCCGATAGCATCACCACAATGCTGTTGGGCCGCGATGTCAGTAGGTGCGCACACCACATGCCGCCGACCTTCATCGCGTTACCAAGGCTCGGAAGCCTTGGTGTTGCTGCCGTTCTTACCACAGAGCTGGCAGCTGTTGCGCCAGGGGTGAACAACGGATTGTTCGCCCCGGCACGGTGCCGGTGTTGGTCTTACGAACCTCGCCGGCGTTTGGGCCTCTCCAGACCACGCGGCAAATGTATCACCAACTTCTGTCGCGCGGCACTGGCAACTTTTAGGATTAATGCCATGAGCCGTATCGCTCTCAGTTCTCTGGAACGGGCGCAGCGGGAAATCCTGCCGCTCGATTTAGCGCTGTACCACGCCGCTCGCGATTACCCGGGCGGTGCCGCTGCCATTGCCGCCACCACCGGCCGCAACCCGACCACCCTGCAGCACAAGCTGTCGCCGACCCATCCGAGCCACTCCATCAACATTCAGGAATTCGGCGAGATCCTCGAGCTGACCAAGGACCGCCGCATTCTCGATGCGGTGCATGCGCTGGTCGGTGACACGATCTGGCAGGAGCTGGCCGACACCTACACCAACGACATGCCCGAAACCCTCACCACCGGTATCGCCGAATACTTTCGGCAGGTCGCGGATCTGGCCGAGACCTGGGCCAAGAGCATCGGCGACGGCGTGGTCACCGATCAGGAGCTGGCCGCGATTCGCCTCCAGGTGTTCCGTGGTATTCAAGGGTTACTGGGGTTGTTCAATCGCGCCACCTACGTCAACCAGACGACGCGAGGTGCTGACCGTGGCTGACATCGCCGATTTCGCTAACGATCTGGTGCAGGAACGCATCGATCAGGCCATAGCCGCGCGCAGCGCTGCCAAGGCAGAGAGCGCTGCTCATTCCTTGCTGTTCTGTGAAGCCTGTGACGATCCGATCCCGGAAGCGCGCCGCTTGGCCCAACCGGGTTGCTCGCAGTGCATCAGCTGCCAGTCCCTCTCTGAACGGGGGATTCAGCATGCTCGATGAGGTATTGGGGCAATTCGCCGACTACGGTCTGAAGCCAGCGCAGCCGCTGGTGTTCGGCAAGCTGACCCGCTGCAAGACATCGCAGGACAAGGGCAAGGAAAAGAACGGCTGGTACGTGGTCCACGAGCAGCGCACGGAGAAAGGCGACACGCTGATCTTTGGCGCGTTCGGTGACTGGCGCTCGGGCGAGACACAGAAGATCAAGGTCAAGGCCGGCCGGATGTCGCCGGAAGAGCGTGAAGTGATGCGTGCGCGTCAGGAAGAAGCCAAGCGCCGCGCCGCGGAAATCGCGAATAACGCTGCGCGGCGGGCCGCGAAAAGGGCGCAGGGTTTGTTTGAGCGTATGCCCACCACCGGGCGCAGCGACTACCTGGACCGCAAACAGATCGTCGGCATCAAGGTCCGTTACGCGCCGCGTACCGGTGCCGTGTTGGTGCCGATGAACAATGCCCGTGATCAGATCATGGGCCTGCAGGTGATCTTCCCGAACAAGCAGGCAGACACCGGCCGCGACAAATCCTACTGGCCTTACGGCATGGCGAAGGAGGGCGCGTTCCACCTGCTCGGTCCGCACCCGGAGCCAGGGGAGCCGGTGCTGGTCTGTGAGGGGTACGCCACCGGCGCCAGCCTGCACATGGCGACCTCGCTCGCTGTGGCGGTGGCCTTCGATGCGGGCAACTTGTTGGCTGTGTGCAAGGCCATGCGCGAGCGTTTTGCTGGTTGCCCGCTGATCATCTGCCGCGATGACGACTGGAAGACCACTAAGCCCAACGGCGATGCCTGGAACCCCGGCGAGGAGAAGGCCAGCAATGCTGCCTTGATCGTCGGTGCCCAGGTCGTCGCGCCGATCTTCTCGGTCGAGCGGCATGAGAAGTGGACCGACTTCAACGACCTGCACGTCGCCGAAGGTCTCGAGGCCGTGCGCCGCCAAGTGCTGGCCGTGGTTCGTCCACCGGCGGCCGGGGGCTGGAAAGACCAGCTCGCCCGCAGTGAGAGCGGCGCCCTGATCGCGCACATGCAGAACGTCGAACTGATCCTCGCGCACGATGAACGCTGGGCCGGGGTGATCAGCTACAGCGCGTTCAGCTCGAAGATCGTCAAGCTGCGTGCCGCGCCCTATGGCGGTGGCACCGGCGAGTGGGCCGACATCGATGACGTGCGCGTGATGAAGTGGCTCGCGCAGCAGTACAACCTGCGCGTGAAATCCTCGCACGTGATTGAAGCGGTGAGTGTTGTGGCCCATGACCATGCGTTTCACCCGGTGCGCGAATACCTGAAAAAGCTGGAATGGGATCGCGTGCCACGCCTGGAAGCCTGGCTTACCAACGTGATGGGCGTGCCGGCCTGTGACTATACCGCCAAGGTCGGCAAACGCTGGATGATCTCGGCCGTGGCGCGAGTGATGAAACCCGGCTGCAAGGCCGACTCGGTGATGATTCTCGAAGGTGCGCAGGGCGCTGGTAAGTCGACCGCGATGAGCGTGCTCGGCGGTGAGTGGTTCATGGACACGCCGTTTGCCCTCGGCGACAAGGATGGCTTTCAGGCGATCCGCGGTAAATGGATCGTCGAGCTGGGCGAGCTGGACAGCTTCAACAAGGCCGAGAGCACCAAGGCCAAGCAGTTCTTCTCGGCCTCGACCGACACCTATCGCGAAAGCTATGGCCGCAGAACCATGGACGTGCCACGCCAGTGTGTGTTCGTCGGTACCACCAACCAGGACGAATACCTCAAGGACGCCACCGGTAACCGCCGTTATTGGCCGGTGGCCTGTACCAAGGTCGACGTGGCGTTGCTGCGCGAGATCCGCGACCAGCTCTGGGCCGAAGCGGTGTTCTGTTACGAAGCGGGTGATCTCTGGTGGGTGACGCCGGACGAAGCGCCGATGTTCGCCGAAGCCCAGGACCAGCGTTTTGTCGTGGATGAATGGGAAGGTCCGATCCTGACCTGGCTGGAAGAGTCGCAGATTGGCGAAACCGCCACTGGCAGTGAGGTGATGAGTCAGGCACTCAAGCTCGATCCCGGGCATTGGGGCAAGCCGGAGCAGATGCGCGTCGGCGCGATCATGCACCGGCTGGGCTGGCGACGGTTCCGTTTGGGCGCTTTGAGCAAGAGCGGTCAGCGGCCTTGGGCGTACAAGAAACCGGAGCATTGGGGCAGGGCGCCTGCGCTGCAAAGGGACGAGTTCGAGGAGCCGTGCTTCGATGATTAAGGCAATCGATATGGCCCTCAAACAATGGGCGCAGGAGCTGCACAGCGACGAGGTGGCGGCCGGTTACTCGGGCGGCAACATGGTCGCAATGATGATGGAAAGCGGTGGTCAGCTCGTGCGTGGCAGACGCGGGAGCAGGGTGCCGCTGGAAGCCTCCTTGGACATCGAGCGCATCGTCAAGAAACGCCTCGATCCCGAGCTGATGACCGTGGTGCAAGTGCATTACTGCCAGCCCGATGCGCCCTTGGCAGCACGTCTGGCGCGAAGTGGCTGCACCCGCAACCTCTACTACCAGCGCCTGCATGACGCCCACATCGTGGTCGAGCACTTCCTCCTGGGGGAAGCGGCTTGATCGTGGGCCTCCCTCTGGCTTACGCCGTCCCACCGGCCTGCCTCCGTCCCACCGCTTTTTGCGGTGGTGGGACGGGCGCAGGCCGCGTCGTTGTTGAGCTGTCCCACCGTCCCACCTTTTTCTTGCCTCCCGCCCGTGTGTGCGTAGCGGGTACAGGTACGCGCGTTTACGCGCACGCGTGCTTTTTAAATTTCTCTCTTTACACGAGAAAGAAGAGATGAAAGTAGGACGGTGGGGCAAAGCCCCAATCTGCGCGGCTTTCAGACGTCCCACCTAGTTGCAGAGAGGTGGGACATATGGGACGCCACAAAAGCAAAAGATAGCCGGGTTAGATATTCACCGACATTCGCCAGCCGTTCACCGGGCGTAACCCACACATTCACCGGATGGCATTAAAACGGTCTTGCTGCCACCGGAATCGACCTGTAAAAAGGGGCCATCTTCGATGGGTGCGACCGCAAAGCGCGGCAGGCAACCCACCACCCGACCCGGCCAATGCGCCGGGTCTTTTTGTTTAAGGGGCAGGGCAATGGCGAACGAGCAACAGGCACTGGCAGAGATGCCGATCTGGTTGGTGATTGCCCTGTCCTTGGTCGGCGGCGTGTCCGGCGAGATGTGGCGCGCTGACAAGGACGGGGCACGAGGCTGGGCATTACTGCGCCGGCTCGCACTTCGCTCCGGCGCCTGCATCGTCTGCGGCGTGTCAGCGATGATGTTGCTGTTCGGCGCGGGCTTGTCGATCTGGACAGCGGGCGCCTTGGGTTGCCTGACCGCGATGGCCGGCGCGGATGTCGCGATTGGCTTGTACGAACGCTGGGTGGCCAAGCGGCTGGACCTGAGCGAGGCTGAGCCGAAGGCATGAGCTGGGCAGGCCGGGCGGGGGCCGATTTTTACGGGTCCTCCCTGAGGGCCGCCCCCTACACGGGTTATCGAACTCGCGGATTCTCTCTAGCTGAAAATTGCGCAGGGATGTCCGTCTTTCCAAATGGATGGGGGCAGGGCATGGCACTCGGATGCCGAGTCGACCAGCCGGCCAGGCAGAAAACCGGCGGGGACCCTGGGGACTTTCAAAGGACACGGGGTCGGAAACCCGCGGGACTGTGTTAGCAGACAGTTCACCAGCTTAGTGAACCGAGTGAACAGGTGAACATTCGGGTGAACAGGAGATTCAACCATGACAGTAATCAGCAAAACGGAGTTTGCAGCTCGACGCGGCTGGGCAAAATCCTATGTGTCCAAGTTGGCGAGTCAAGGCCGCCTAGTGCTGACGGAAACGGGCAAGATCGAGCTCGAAGCTACTGAGGCGCTACTTGCTCAATCTGCCGACCCCAGCAAAGCCGCTGTTGCGGACCGGCACCATCAGGATCGGCTCCAGCGCGACGTCTACGCAAACCTCAGCAATCAATCTGCGACGACTTCAACGGCTGCTCCGCCGCCCGTTGATCTCGCTGGAGACGAGCAACCAAACTTCCAGAAAGCTCGCGCACACCGCGAGTACTACCTGGCGCGGATGGCTGAGATGGAGTTCCGAAAGGCCCAAGGTGAACTGGTGGAAGTCAGCGCTGTACAAAAGGCAGCCTTTGAGACCGCACGCTCACTTAATCAGTCGCTGTTGGGCATGTCGCCGCAATTGGCACCGCAGTTGGCCGTCCTGTCAGACCCATGGGAGGTGGAGCGCCAACTGACGGCGGCTTTGCGCCAACGGCTCAGTGAAGCGGCAGCGGTGTCCGGCGAAGACTTTGGGCTTTGCTTGGAGTAATCGCGAGGGCAGCACCTCTAGAGTGCGTAGGCAGGGCGAACGGGTATTAGATTATCGATCAGGGATGTCTTCGAACGCCACAGTGTGTTGGTGCCGTACATGGCGGGATCAATCCCAATAGTCGTTGTGTAAACTTTGACGATTCAAGCGTGTTCATGAGTTGTCCTCCTTGTGAAGAAAAGGACAAGAATGGGCCAGCAAAAGCAATGGGTTTTGACGGCCAAGAGCGGACGTCTTTCGATCTATCACTTCGGCGAAAGATCCCTCATGAAGTTGCAACTGCTGGCTCACCCGGCTTAACCGCTCCTGCTGGCTCCCGTGCCTAGTATTTTCGATGAACTATTTGTCAATCAAATGAGGAGCTAATGCTTAGTTCATCACCCAATTGCACCCGAGTCCTAGCACAACTGCGTAGCTGTGCAGCAGCAGAGGCAGCCCCAGCCCAAGCCCACGACTGGCAATGCGTGCGATAGCGAAAATTGCTCCCAATGCGAACATTAAAATGAGGGTTGGCCAGTTTTGGTACTGAAGGGCATGCATTGCGGCGAACACAAGAGAGGTAGCCACAACCGTCCCGATAGCCCACCATTTACTCCGCTTATAAGGCATTAGTTCAACAAAGAAGTAGCGGAATAGCAGCTCTTCGGTTAGCGGAGGGAAGACCAAAAGTGTGGCGATTAAGACTGATGTTTGCAGCCCATCCAAGCCGAAAAGCAGCTTCGCCATCCAGGGTTCCTGCGGAGTGCCCATGGCGAATGTATATGCGGCATCGACCAGATATGCAGCTGTAACCGCAGAAAATCCTAGGGTGATGGTTTTATTGCTGGGTGCCCCCCACAGACTCACCGAAGACTTAGTTACGCGTATGCTTATAGCCAACAGTGCTCCCAAAGCCACCGCAGTTATTCCGTGCTGCCCAAGCACCCACAGATAACGCTGGCTTTCCTCTGGAATGACTGTTTTTCCGAAGGCCGGCACGACAAGAAAGAGCACAGCAGCCACTATGAAAAATGATAAATGCCACCAGAACCTAAAAGGTTCGAGCTGAAGCACAGCTTCAGCTTCCAAGTCGTCGATGGTAGTTATTTCCTCCAACGGAGAATCAACAAACGATTCCCGAGGTCGAAGCTCCGGAACTGGCTCTTCGGTCCGCTCCATCAGTGCTGTGGGCTGACTAGGCGATGGCTTTTCTGGTTTGCTGACGCTGAAGTCGTATTTCCAACCTGGTACTTCGCTGAAGGCATGGCCATCCGCGCCAGCTTTTTGCAGCTCATATATGCCCTCAAAGGCGTTGTAGATGCCAATCGCACCGTTCGCGTTGATTCGGATGTCACCACTGATCAGCGGAATATAAAATCCCCCAGGACCGTATGGTTGGACCATCCAATTGTCCAAGCGCAGGATCTTCATCTTTTCGGACCCAGCGGGTGCGTAATCCTGCTCAATCAGAGCCAATTCATCGGACACAATCATCCAAGCTTCAGATGGTGATCCTGCCGGAGGTTTTTCCTTCAGCACTTTGTACAAGCGGGCGAGGCGCTCACCTTTTGGAATCATTGGCGTGGCTGTATTCAT